CCCCGCCGAAGGCGGGGACAAGCCAAGCTTCCGGACGGAAGGGTCGGGCCGGTCGGATGACGACGGGGTCCGGGGGGAGGATAGCGGCGGCGGCGATGAGGACGACGAGGCCGAGCAGATCATGCGGCGGTGCGTGTTCCGGCCGCATACCGACCTCGGCAACGCTGAGCGCTTCCTGGAGCGCTACGGGCGCGATTTCCGCTGGTCGCCCGCGCTGGGCTGGCTCGGTTGGGATGGCCGGCGCTGGGCCGTGCTCGACGACGATGCCGGCGACAAGAACAGTGTCCCTGCCGAGGTGATGGAGGCGATCTATCGGACCGTGCGCGCGATTCAGGACGAGGGCCTCTATGTCGCGATGTCGGGCGTGAAGCATCCGGAGGTCGATTTCGACGATGATGAGCGCAAGCCGCCGTCATGGGCGATGTTGCAGCTCTCCATGCACCTTGAGACCGGCCGGCGCGATGACGCGCTCGACTTTATCGCCGACACGAAGAAGGGGATGCTCTGGTCGGATGTGATCCGCAAATGGGGCCGCACGACCGAGGCGGCGGGCAAGATCGCCGCCATCGCCAAGCTTGCCCGCCCGAAGCTCTCCATCCGGGTCGACGCGCTCGATACCGATCCATTCGCGTTCAACTGCCTCAACGGCACGTTGCGCTTCCGCCGCGTGTTCGTCGACGGGAAATGGAAGGCCGAGCAGCGCTTCCATCCGCATCGTCGCGAGGATCTGATCAGCAAGATCGCGCCGATCGAATATGACCCGAAGGCGACATGCCCGGTCTATGACGAAAACCTCGCCTGGGCGCAGCCGAAGCCCGAGATGCGGCGCTATCTGCACGCATGGGGCGGCTATTCGATGTCCGCCGATGTGAGCGAGCAAAAGCTGCAATATTGGTACGGCCTCGGCGGCAACATGAAATCCACCGTCACCGACGCATGGTGCCTCGCCTATGGCGATTACAGCGACACGATCGGCATCGAGAGCTTCCTCGATCAGGGCATCAAGAAGCGGGGCGATCAGGCCTCGCCGGATCTCGCCAAGCTGGCCGGCGTGCGCTTCCTGCGAACGTCGGAGCCCGATGAGGGCGGCAAGCTCGCCACGGGCCTGATCAAGCTGGTGACGGGCGGCGAGCCCGTGCCGGTGCGCCACCTCAACCGCGGCTTCTTCAATATGAAGGTCATGTTCAAGCTCACGGTGTCCGGCAATCACAAGCCCGAGATCCGCCAGACCGACGACGGGATCTGGCGGCGCATCAAGCTCGTCCATTGGGGGCAGCGGGTGCGCGATCCGATCACCAATCCGACGGGCACGCGCGAGAAGGATCTCGACCTGCCGAAGAAGCTCGAAAAGGAGCTGTCGGGCATCTTCAACCATCTGGTCGCGGGATTGAGGGACTGGCTCGAAAACGGGCTTGTGGAGCCCGAGGAGGTCACACGGGACACCGTCGCATATCGGACGGAGAACGACCCGCTGGCGCGCTTCCTCAAGCTCTGCACGACGCCCGACGCCGAGGCGACGGTGCGATCATCGAAGCTCCACGAGCTGTTCTGCGCATGGTGCAAGGCGGCCGACGAGGTCGAGTGGAAGCAGAAGGGCTTTAGCCGGGCGATGCTCGCCAAGGGCTATCAGAAGAAGGCCAGCGACGGGATGCACTGGCTCGGGATCCGCATGACCCGCCAGCCCGACGAGTTCGTGGATCCGATCACGGGCAAGACGATCCCGTTCGAGTTGCCCGACGAGGAGCCCCCGCCGCGCCAGGTGAGCCCGCCGCCGCCGTCCGATCGCGCGCCGGGATGGGGCGATGATGATCCCTATAACCCTCTCGATGACGATGAACGCCCACTCTGACCCTTCCGGGTGGAAGGATCATGGAAAGGTGAACGGAAGGAAGAAAGTGCGGATTTCTGCGCCTTTGGAATGGTTGGAAGCTTTGATGCGATGACCTCGCATACATGCGCGGGTGCGGGCGCGCAGGCATGTGTGAAGGTAACATATCAAATATCCTTCCAATCCTTCCAATCCTTCCGGGGGAAGAGATAAGTGTTTGAGATAAAGGATTAAGTGATGGGCAACGATGGATTTCAAGGCTTCCGTGATCGTTCCGATAACCTTCCAGCCGATGATGCGACGTTCGAGGCGGTCGAGGATAGGCTCGTCGAGGCGATGGACGTGCTGCTCCGCTCGGGCGACAGGGAGCGCGCCTGGCTGCACGTCACGTCGATGTCGCTATGGCAGCAGGTCAGGGGCGATCTCAGCGAGACCCCTGCCGATGACAAGCCCATGGTGACCTGTGCGCTCACCCGAGCCGAGGTGGCGCGTGCGGATGAGGCGATGGCATGGGTGGCGAGATCTGTGCCGTCGGGCGATACGCGGCGCATCGTGGGGCTGGCGCTCACCCGCCTCGTGACTCGGGGGAAGGAGCGGAAGATCTGGCCTTGGGTGTATGAGCGGATGGGTGGACAGGCCGGAGGATGGACCACTGACGGGCTGCGCATGCGCTATGAGCGGGCGATCAACGCGATATGCGTTGATAATAATCGTTCCGTTTCAGGGGTATAGGTCTGTCAATAGAGACGAATTGCATCGATGCAAATAATGGGTGTTCGTTTGGAGGGGGTAACGGGCCTATAGATTGATACGTTGGGACGGTCCTATGGGATCACCCTCACCGAGCCTTTCAGGCATCCTCTCCTAAGACTTACTGAGCCCGCTCCATCTCACGGTGAAGCGGGCTCGGTGCTTTTCAAGGTCAGTCGATGCGGAAGCTGGCACGGTTGCCATTTGGGCTCGCCTCCTTGCCTTCGGGCTTGGCGACGATGCCGACAGATCGGAAGGACAGGGATAGGCGCCGCGACGCTCGACCCTATCGCCGCTGGTACAAGACGGCGCGATGGCAGCGGTTGAGCCGGTCGGTCATCGAGCGAGACGGGTTCATCTGTCAGTGGCCTGGGTGCGGCAAGTTCGAGCCGAAGCGGTCGATGCTGGTCGCCGACCATAGAACGCCGCACAGGGGCGACGAGACGCTGTTCTGGGATGAGAACAACCTCTGGACCCTGTGCAAGCCCTGCCATGACAGCAGGAAGCAACGCGAGGAGCGGTCCGGGTCGATGCGGTGAGCGTCGAGCAGGTCGATAGGGGGCGGGGGTCAAAATCCCCGACCGGCCCCCTGCCTAGACCGCATCTCGTCCCACGTAGGGATTTTTTTCTTGTCGACCGAGGTTTTGGACTTGTTCGGGGATCCGTTCCCGCCTGAACACAGCGGGCGCGGTCGGCCGCCGCACGTGCCCGACGACGTAAAACGCTGCAAAGTCGTGGTTTTGCGGGCCTTCGGCAACAACGAGGATGACATCGCGGCGGTGCTCGGCATCACGGCGAAGACCCTGAGGAAGCATTATTCCCGCCTCCTCATCGACCCTCGGATCGCGAAGCTGAGGGTCAACGCCGAGCTACTCGCGCAGCTCGCCGCGGAGGCCGCCAAGGGCAACGTCTCGGCGATCGACAAACTGTTCAAGCGGCTCGACCGCCAGGAGCTCGCGACCGGTTCGCCGGTTCGCTCGCAAGGAAAGAAACCAAAGCCGGGGAAGAAAGAGCAGGCCGTCATTGACGCTGCGACCGCGCACGAAACCGGGTCATGGGGGACATTGCTGAACTAACGTGGAGCTTCGCCTGTCCTGACTGGGAGGCGAGGCTGCGCGCTGGCGCGTCGCTGCTCCCGAACCTGCCGTTGGATATGGATGCCGCCAACAAGGCGGTCGCCATATTCAACAATCTCCGGCTCCCGGATGTGCCCGATCAGCCGCCGCTGGCGACGGCGGGCGGCGAATGGCAGCGGGACATCGCGCGGGCGATCTTCGGTTCGATCGATGATGCGGGCTGGCGGCGGGTGGCGGAGATCTTCGCTCTCGTCCCGAAGAAGAACGCGAAGACGACGGGCGGCGCCGCGATCATGGTGACGGCGCTGCTGATGAACAAGCGACCCCGCGCCGAGTTCGTGCTCGTCGGCCCGACGCAGGAGATCGCAGATATCGCCTTTCAACAGGCGAGCGGCATGATCGAGGCGGACGAGGAAGGCTTCCTCCAGAAGCGTTTCCACATCGCCGAGCATACGAAGACGATCACCGATCGCCTCACCAAGGCGAAGTTGAAGATCAAGACCTTCGACATGAAGGTGGCGACTGGCGTCAAGCCGGCCGGCATCCTCATCGACGAGATCCATCTGCTGTCGAGCATAGCGGGTGCGAGCCGAGTGATCGGCCAGCTCCGCGGCGGCATGATCTCGAACCCCGAAGCGTTCTTGATCATGATCACGACGCAGAGCGACCAGACGCCTGCCGGAGTGTTCAAAACCGAGCTCGATTATGCTCGCGGGGTGCGGGACGGACGCATCACGCAGGACGTTCGGCTCCTGCCGATGCTGTACGAGTTCCCCGAGGCGATGCAGATCGACCGGGAGAAGCCGTGGCGGGACACCCGCAACTGGCACATGGTTTTGCCCAATCTCGGGCGGTCGATCACGCTCGATCGCCTGGCGGTCGAATATAGGACCGCGTGCGAGAAAGGGCCGGAGGAAGAGCGCCGATGGGCCTCTCAGCATTTGAATATCCAGATCGGGCTTGCCCTGCACACCGACCGGTGGCGCGGGACCGATTTCTGGGAGCGGCAGGTTGACCGGGTACTGACCTGGCAGGAGTTGCTCCGACGATGCGAGGTGATCGTCACCGGCATCGACGGCGGCGGACTGGACGATCTGCTCGGATTTTGTGCGTTGGGGCGCTGCGCCGAGACGGGCCATTGGCTCGCCTGGGTCAAGGCATGGGCTCATGCGACGGTCTTTGATCTCCGGAAGGATATCGTCGAGCGGCTTGAGGATTTCGAGCGGCAGGGCGATCTCGTCCGATGCGAAACGCCAACGCAGGATCTCGTCGAGGTCGCCGACCTGATCATGGAGATCCACAAGCTCGGCCTGCTGCCGAAGAAGATGGCGATCGGGCTCGACCCGGCCGGGATCAAGGCGCTGAGGCAGGAGATCGCCTCGCGCTTCCCGGAGGGTTCGGAAGAGCCCGATGATTTGATGGTCGCGATTCCGCAGGGATATCGCATGTCGCCGATGATCTGGGGCGCCGAGCGCAAGCTCAGCGACGAGACGCTGTGGCATGCGGATCAACCGCTGTTCGACTGGTGCGTGGGGAACGCCAAGGTCGTGCAGCGGGGAAGCGCGGTTGCGATCACCAAGGAGACGGCCGGCAAGGCCAAAATCGACCCGCTCGTGGCGATGTTCAACGCCTTCGAGCTGATGAGTTTCAACCCGGAAGCCGCGGGGCGCTCTGTCTATGAGAGCCGCGGCATCCTGATCGTTTGATGGAGGGAACATGCCGGCTGTCATGACCTCCGAGCAGTATTTGCGAAACGGCATCAGCGGATCGACGCCGCGGCCCATGTACACCGCGGATCGACCCGATCCGGAGAATGTCACGGAGAACCCGTTCACGGATGGGCGCTTCTGGGGCGATGAGTTTTTCGGCTTCCAGGCGCTCCGCGCCTCGACGCCGGAGCAGGCTGCCAAAAATGCGGCGGTCAACTTCTGCTGCTCGACGATCGCGGAGGCTGCCGGCAGCCTGCCGATCGACGTGTATGAGGGAGAGAATCTCGTCACCGGCTTCCCGCTGGCCGATGTTCTCGCCTATTCGCCTAACCCGCTGCAGGTCGGCGCCGAGTTCTGGTCGGCTATGGTCTTCTCCTACGCGCTTCGGGGATGGGCCTTCTCTGAGCCGACCGAAGGGGCTGGCGGGATCGAGCTATGGCCGCTCTCGCCTGTCCGGACGTTGCCCGAATGGGGTGAGCGGGCCATGCGCGTGACTTACACTCCGATCGGGAGTGTGAGCCGCGTGCTAGGGCCGTCCGACCTGTTCTGGTTCGCCAATATCGCCGATGGGGACATCGAGCCGATGGCGCCGTGGAAGATGGCGCGGGGCTCGATCGACTTCTCGATGGCGCTCGAAAATCAGGGCCGCACGACGTTTCAGAACGGCAATCGCCCTGGCGGCGTGCTTGAGAGCGATCAGGCGCTTGGCGACCCGGTCATCAAGCGGCTGAAGGACAGCATGAAGTCATGGCGCAACGGCGGTAATGCCGTGCTCGAACAGGGTCTGAAATATAAGCCGATCCAGTCGACCAACGTCGAGAGCCGGCTGCTCGAACTGATCGAGGCGCTGACGATACAACTCTCGCGTTATTGGAGGATCCCGCTCTCGCTGATTTCCCCAAGCCTTGCCGGCAAGGCTCAGTCCGAGCAGCAGGCCGGGGATTTCGTGAAGTATGTGATCCGCCCGCTCACGCGGCGGATCGAGCAGGCCATCACCTATCGGCTGTTCACGCCGGACATGATCCGGCGCGGTCTCTCGGCAAAGTTCAATCTCGATGCCCTGCTGCGCGGCGATAGCGCGACGCAGGCGAAGAACGCCGTGCTCCTCCGCACGGCGAGCACTCATTCGGTCAACGATATCCGGACCCGGATATTCAATCTGCCGAAGATCCCTCAGCCTTGGGCTGATGATCCTCGGGAGCCGCTCAACAGCAACCGGGCGGCGGACACGCTTTCCGGTGGCGAAACCGCCCCTAACGACAAGGTGGAAGACGACGATGCTTGAGACCTTCGGCGCCCGCACCCTTTGGGCGATGCATCCTGACGCCCTGAGCGAGCTCCTCGCGAGCCTGACGATCGCGGCGCGGTTGCCGGAATCGCTCAAAGCGCTGGCGACCATGATGCAGGGAGGCAGCCAGGCGAAGACCGCGGCGGATCCTGTCCGCGACGGATCGACCCTCGTCGTGCCGGTTGTCGGCCCGCTGTCGCCGAAGGGCACCTATGGCGGCACGTCGACCGAGAAGCTGGCGGCGATCGTCCGGGACGCTGGCGCGGATCCGAAAATCGGCGCGATCGTGCTCAGCATCATGAGCACGGGAGGGCTCGTCTTCGGGACGGCCGAGGCCGGCGATGCGATCTTCGAGGTTCGGGCACAAAAGCCGATCATCGCGGTCGCAAGCCCTTATTGCTTCTCGGCGGCGCACTGGCTCGCCACCCAATGCACGGCCTATTACGCGAGCACCAGCGCCGAGGTCGGTTCGGTCGGCGTTCGCGGCGGTCATGTCGATATGAGCGGGTTCGAGGATAAGATCGGCATCAAGACGACGCTGATCGCGTCGTCACCCGAAAAGATCGCCGGACATCCCTATGCGCCGCTCTCCGAGGAAGATCGCGCGGAGCTGCAGGGCGAGATTGACGAATCCAACAAGACGTTCGTCGCCGCCATCGCTCGCGGCCGGGGGATCCCCGCCGCCGAGGTCGCCAAGATCCACGGCGAGGGCCGGACCTTCTCGGCGGCGAAGGCCGCCGCGCTGGGGTCGATCGATGGCGTCATGACGCTGCGCGATGTCATCGCGAAATATAGTTCGGGCCGGAGCCGGATGGGGCTGATGCGCCGCCGCGCCGAGGTGCAGGGGATGGCCGCCGCCATCTGATCAAGTTCCGCACGAGCGGGAGGAAGAGCCGCCTTCGGGCGGCTTTTTCATTCGGGCGAAACGCGCCCGTCACTGGCCAACATGAGGAGAACCCGATGAGCCTGGCCGTCATGAAGAACGAGGCGCGTGAGACTGCGAAGCGCCTGGAAGATCGTCTCAACCTCGCGATCAAGGACAATCGCGACCTCACCGACGACGAGGAAAAGGAGCAGGCCGCCGACGAGGCGACGCTCAAGCGTCAGACCGCTCACATCGCGCGCATGGAAGCGATCAACGACGATATCGCCAAGATCGGCGCGGATCCGGTGGCGCCGCCCGCTCTCACCGTGCCGGCGCAGCCGCGTGCGGTCGGGCCGGTGTCGTATCAGCATAACGGCATCATCTACGCTCAGCCTCGCGCTCGGCTAGACGATGGCGGCTTCAAGACCATGGCGGATTTCGCGCACGCGGTTCGCCTCGCCAACCCCGCCGCGGGCGGCGGCTATAAGGTCGACGATCGCCTGGCGGCGCCGACCAACGTCCACCAGGAGGTCGGCGACGGCGCGGGCAGCTATCTCGTGCCGCCCGAATATCGTCAGCAGATCATCGATCTGACCTTCTCGGGCGAAGATGCGATGATGAACTTCATCACGCCCGAGCCGACTGGCGCCAACCGGGTGATCGGTCTCGGCGACGACAGCACGCCGTGGGGCACTTCCGGGATCCAGGCCTATTGGCGCGTGGAAGCCGAGCAGATGACCCCCTCGCGCATGAACCTGGAGCCGCGCGAGACCATCCTCAACGAGATCTATGCCTTCGTCCTGGCGACCGAGGAGCTTCTGCAGGACGCTCCGCGCGTCGGCACGCTGCTCACCGTCAAGTCGGCCGGCGCGATCAAGTGGAAGCTGGTCGATGGCTGGATGTGGGGCGACGGCATCAAGAAGCCGCTGGGCTGGATGGCCTCGGGCGCGCTGATCAGCGTCGCCAAGGAGGGCAGCCAGACCGCCGACACGATCGTCCGTCAGAACGTCGCGAAGATGTTCTCGCGCATGATCAATCCGACGCAGGCGAGCTGGCTCACCAACGGCGACATCATGCCCGCGCTGATGGAGCTCAAGAATGAGGCCAATCAGCCCGTCTGGCACCCGAACTATCAGGTCGCGCCGGGCGGCACGCTGCTCGGTCGGCCCGTCCTTTTCACCGAGCATTGCAAGACGCTCGGCGATCAGGGCGACATGCAGTTCGTCAACCCGAACGGCTATGAGGCTTTCCGGAAGCTGATGATGGACTTCGCGGAATCGATCCATCTCTATTTCGATTACAACCTCCGGGCGTTCCGCTGGGTGCTCCGGGCGGGCGGTCAGCCGGTGCTCAAGGCGCCGGTCGCCCCGCGCAACGGCAGCGCCACCAAGTCGCACTTCGTCACCCTCGACGAGCGCGCCTGATCTCCGCAATCCATAGGCCCGCCCTCTGGGGCGGGTCTCCCATTAGGGAGTTCGTTTCATGATGAACGGCAATCTCAACCCCTCGGCGCTGGTCGCGGTCGTGGGGGCGATCAACCCGTCGAGCCAGTCGGCCGGCGCGCTCAGCACGGGCTGGGTCGATATGCGCAAATGGTTCAACCTGCTCGCGCTCATCCAGGCTGGTGCACTCGGGGCCAGCGCCACGCTCGACGCCAAGATACAGCAGGCAACCGACAGCAGCGGCACGGGCGCCAAGGATGTCACCGGCCTCGCCATCACCCAGCTTACCAAGGCAGGGTCCGATGATAACAAGCAGGCCGCGATCAACGTCCGGCAGGAGGATCTCGACGGCAATAACGGCTTCACGCACGTTCGCCTGACGATCACCGTCGCGACCGCCGCCTCGCTCACCGCAGCCCTGCTTCTCGGCCTGAATCCGCGCTACGGCACGGCGAGCGCGAGCGATGCGGCTTCGGTCGACGAAATCGTGAGCTGAGGAGGGACCGATGGCGATCAAGTTCCTCCAGAACTATGAAACCAAGGCGACCCCGTCCGAGGCGTTCACCCTCGGGCAGGTCGTCGAGGATCGCGGCGATGCGTCCGAAGCGCGCTTCGTCAATCGCGGCATCGCCGCGTTCCTGATCGACGGCAAGCTCTTCAACGCGAAGGGTGATGAGGTCGAGGATCCTTCGCCCGAGCCCGACGAGCCCGACTATGAGCGGGACAAGCTCGGCGAGCTCGATCTCGCCAAGGCGAAGAAGGCGCAGCTCCTTGTGATCGCGAGACATGAGGATGTCGAGCTGCCCGAGGGCGACAAGCATACCGTCGCCGAACTTCGGGAGCGCATCGAGGCGAAGCGTAAGCCCGCCTGACGTGCGATGCCGGTCGCATCGCGCGACCGGCATCGCCCCCAATTTCGAGGCTGACCGATGGCTGAACCCGTTACCCTGGCCCTCGCGAAACAGCATCTTCGGGTCGATCATGATGATGAGGACGATCTCATCAGCGGGATCATCGCCGATGCTCGCGGATGGGTTGAGGATTATACCGGCCAGCTTCTCGTCCGCCGTCCGGTCTCCGAGGCGCTCGATCATTTCCGGGAGGCGTTCGTCACCTGGCCGATCGCGAGCGTCGCGGAGGTCAGCTATATCGACGTGAGTGGCGAGCAGCAGACGCTCTCCAGCGATGTCTATGAGATCGTCAACGGCGCGCGTCCGGCGCGGCTGAGGCTCAAGGCCGGGAAGAGCTGGCCTTCGGTGTCGAGGGAGCCGGGCAGCATCATCGTCGATCTCGTCGCCGGGTTCGACGATCCCGAGACGGTCCCGCGCGGCCTCAACCGTGCGATGATGCTGCTGATCGGGGGCTTTTATGCCGATCGGGAGACCGGGGGCCTGTCCGGCGACATCGAAACCGCGGCCCGCAACGCGTGCGGGGCCGGGTCGCGGGGATGGCGGCTGTGAAGACGTTCAACCGCGCCGGCAAGTACGATCGCCGCATCGTCATCCAGCACAGGCCCGTTGTTCAAGACGAGACCTATGGCGTCTGCACCGATGGCGAATGGGAGGATTTCGCCACGGTATGGTCTGAGGTGCAGGATCTTCTCCCGAGCCGCGGAGAGATGGTGGTCGATGGCATTGATATTGGCCGCCGGCCCTGCCGGATCCGGATGCGATATCGGAGCGATATCACCAGCCAAATGCGCGTCCACATTGGCGATCGAGTGCTTCGGATTGTGAGCATGCCCGCCGAATTGGGCCGCCGCGAAGCGATTGAGTTCGTCGCCGAGGAGCTGACGACAGAAGGGCAAGAGCCATGAACAAGGATTTTCCGGTTCGCGGCCTCGCGGATCTAGACCGCTATCTCGCGGAGTTCCCGAAGCAAATGCAGAAGGCGGCCCTTCGGCAGGCTCTTACCGCCGCCGCGAAGCCTATCCGCGACGAAGCTCGCCTTCGTGCGCCGAGCAAGACCGGCAAGCTGGCGCGGGCTATCAAGACGGGAAGTCCGCGGCAGAATGAAGACGGTTCATTCTCGATCTCGATCCGGCTGACTGGGCCGGATGCCTATCTCGGCCATTTTATCGAATATGGCGTCTCGCCGCACCTGATTGCCCGGAAGGGCGCCCGCCGCGGCCGGGCCGGCCTCGCCGCGGCGAAGTCGCAGGGGGAGAAGGTCGGCGGCGTCGTCAAGATCGGAGACGAGTTCGTCAGCGGCATTATTTCGCATCCGGGCTTTGCGGCCCGGCCTTTCATGCGGCCAGCGCTCGATCTCAAGGCGGAGGAGGCGGTGCAGGCCTTCGGCGACCGCATCCGGTCGTTCATTGAAGACAAGACGGGCTTTGCCGCGCCGGTCGACGAGGCCGCCTAGTGTCGAACGCTGTCGCTGCCCTGCGCGCTGTCCTCGTGGCCGACGCGGAATTGATCGCGCTCGTGCCCGCCTCGCGGATCATCGCCGGCGTTTTGCCGAAGAAGATCGCACTCCCGGCGATCTCGATCACGTCGATATCGCGGATCGACGATCAGCCGCTTGCTCGGGAAGACGTCCGCGCCATTTGGGAACGCGGCCAGCTCATGATCGCGGCAAAGACATATCCGGAGCAAAAGGCCGTTGAAAAGGCGGCTAGGCGAGCGCTGGACTATCAGCTCGATCCTTCGGTGCCAGGGATCTCGGACGTGACGATCATCGCCGAAGGCGCCGGTCCCGACATTTTCAGCGACGATACGAGCATCTACCTGGGGACGCAGGATTACGGCGTCTCCTACAACGAGGAGCGTTGACCATGTCTATCACTGCTGCGCGCCGCTTCACCCTCGATGGGACGCGGTACGATAAGGATGCCGATCTCGATCATCTGCCGGCCGACACGATCGCCGAGATGCGCCGGATCGGAAATATCGAGGCGGAGCCGTCGCCGCCACCGCCCGACCCCGAAGTTAAGCCGTCTCCCCGCCGCCGCGGGGCCGACTGAACCGATTGCCGGATAGGCAAGTCCCGCCCGTCCGTGATCGGGCTTTTCAACGCTGGAGTTAATCATGCCGAAAAACTCGACGGGCGCGACCTATTGGATCTGTGCCACTCTCCCCGGAACCTTCAATCAGGCAGGTTTCGAAGCTCTCTCGTGGACGAAGGTCGGCCGGGTCGGTGCCGTCAATGGCGATCTCGGCCGCACCTACCAGACGTCGTCTTTCGTCGATCTGGAAACGGGCGCCACCTATACCGACAAGGGCTCCTATGATCCGGGCGGCTTCCAGGTCCCTGTCGCGATCGAGGAGGCCGATACCGGCCAAGCCCTCGTCAAGGCCGCGGTCGCGAGCCGCAACAACTACGCGCACAAGATCCTGCAGCGTGACGGCAAGGCCAAATACTGCATCGGTCTGGTCACGGGCTTCCCGACGACCGTCAACGACGCGAACACCACGACCGGGGGCGTCGCCTCGATCAAGATCAACCCCGACGCCAACGGCAACGACTTCGTCGAGGTCTGATCCGCGCGCGTCCTCCATAGGAGTGAACACCCATGGCAACTCTCAATAGCGGGTCGATCAGCGCGCGGTTTGCCGCCGAACTGCTCAACGCGATCGACCTCCGCAACGTGCAGGACAAGGTCGAATGGTGCCCGAATTACGCCTTTGCCAACGGCACGGGCGCAAATCAGGCGAACCAGACCTTCGTCGACACCCGCACGCTGTCGGCGTCGGCGACGGAAAACCTCGATATGGCGGGTGGCCTGTCCGATGCATTCGGCACGGTCCTGACCATGACGCGGATCAAGGCGCTGATGATCCAGGCGGCACCCGGCAACACCAATGACGTTCTCGTCGGCGGTGCGGCCAGCAACGCGATCAGCTCGATTTTCGGCGACGTCACCGACGTCGTGAAGATCAAGCAGGGCGGTATGCTGATGCTCGTCGCGCCGGATGCGAACGGCTACGCGATCACCGCCACCACGGCGGATCTGCTCAAGATCGCCAACAGCGCGGGCGGGACGTCTGTTACCTACACGATCGCGATCCTCGCGACCGTGTAACCTCTCCCGGCCCGTGAGCCGGCCTCTCCACTCAAACCCATCCAGCCCGTCTCGGCTCGTCGAGGCGGGTTCTTTTGTTCCGGCCCGTCCTCGTCACGGAGGGGGCGGGCCGGGGCACCCTTCCGTGAAAGGATCTTAGAATGGCTGTTGATTTCTCCACGAAGCGGGTCGCCGAAGTGGCGGATCTGCCGATCAAGAACCCCGATGCCTCGCCGATGGTCGACGATGACGGCGTCGCCGTGACCGCGACGGTTTTCGGCCCCGGCACCAAAATCTGGCAGGTCGCGCACGCCGCCATGCGCCGTAAGGCGATCAAGCGGTCGCGCGAAGCCAAGGGCAAATATGAGGCGTCGCTCGACAATGAGATCGAGGATCAGATCGAGTTCCTCGTCACGATTACGAAGCGGTTCAACAATTTCGCGAACCCCGACGGCGTTGGCGACAAGGAGCTGGTCGAACAGGTCTATAACGATTTGCGGCTCGGCTTCATCCGTGATCATATGCTCGAAGACACGGAGAGTTGGGAAAATTTTATGAAGGCGTCGCAGAGCAGCTAGAGCTTTACGTCCGCCAGCTCGCTTGGCTGAACACCGCGCCTCGGGTCGATCACAAAGTCGATCCCGAGGCGAAGGCCGTCACCCGCGTCAAGAAATTGAAGGTGGATGATGGGCCGATCAACCTCCCGCCGAACCCAGCGGATTTCATCACCGATTGGCTGATGGAGATCGGCCCCATCATGGGCGATCGGCCGATCAGCGAGCAAGAGCTGGCGGCCTGGCAAAGCAATAGCGGGATCGAGCTGGACGCCTGGGAGGCACGGACGATCCGGCGCCTTAGCAAGGCGTTCCTGTCGCAGCATCACGAGGCGGAGGAGCCGGAGTGTCCGGAGCCTTTCGTTAGCGACGAAGCGGCCGATGTCGAGGCGCGCGAGCAATATATCGACGCATCGATCGAGGCCCTGTTCGCCGGCTTCAAAAAAGCTGACTGAACCGTCGTCCCGCCCCGTTGCGGGTCTATCACTCAACATCATGGAAAGGCGGTCGCATGTCCAACGGCATTCGCGCGGGCGGCAGTGCCGGCCGTCTTTCCATCGACGTGATCGCCGAGGTTGCCCGGCTCGAAGCCGATATGGCGAAGATCCGCCGCGTCGTTAAGGATGCGTCGGGCGATATCGCGAAAAGCGCGAAGGCCGCGAACGATAACCTTGCCGGCATGGGCAGCGGCCTGCGGGCCGCCAATGACAATCTCGGCAAGGTGGCGCCCAGCGCCAAGCAGGCCGCGTTCGGCATGCGAAATCTCGGCTTTCAGGTTCAGGATCTCGGCGTCCAATTTACGCAGGCCGCAGCCAGTGGAGATCCATTGAAGGGCGTCCTCATGGCGCTCGTCATGCAGGGTCCGCAGATCAAGGACGCCTTCAACCAGACCGGCAAAAGCCTCCTCGGGCTGATCGGCGGCTTCGTCACCGCGCATCCGATCCTGCTCGCGATCACCGCGGCAATCGGGCTGGCCTACGGCGCGTTCAAGCTGTTCCAATCACAGGTCGACAAGAGCGGCGAGCTGGACCGCTATTCCAAATCGCTCGGGCTGACCAAGGAGGAGATGGCGAAGCTCAGCGACGTCGGCGTGACCGCGGGCGACATGTTCAAGGGCCTGTGGCGTACGCTCGATCAGGGTTTTGGCGCTGGCAAGATCTTCGCGACCATCAAGGACTGGGCTGTCGACGCCTTCAAGACGGCGCTCGATTGGGTAAACACCTTCATCGCTGCCGCGCATGCCGGCTTCGTCGGGACGGGCAAGGCTGCGGTTGCCATGGGCACCGCCGCAAAACAGGCGCTTTCGGGCGACTTTTCCGGTGCGCTGGAGACGATCAAGGCGATCCCGAAGGGATATAGCGACGCCTTCGGTCAGGCCAAGAAGACCATGGGCAGCTTTTATGCCGACTGGAAACGCAATTCGATCGAGGCGGCCAAGGATCGGCTCAAGGGCGAGGCCGCGACGATTATCGAAAAGCGCAAGGAAAAAAAGGACAGCAAGGGCGAGTCGCTGGCGCGCGAGACGGAGGCGACCGAGGCGCTGATCACCGGCCTGTATAAGCTCGCGGATGCCTATGCCGTGAGCGATGCCGCGGGCCTCAAGGCGGAGATCACCGCCAAGGCCACGGCCGAAGCGATCAAGAAACAGGCCGACGTCGCGAACTATGTAGCGCAGCAAATCCGGCTGATGGTCGCCGAGCGGACGCGCGACGCCGCTAAGGACGTCGCCGGCATGGAGGCGCAGACCGCCGCACGCGCCAAGGTGAACGATCAGGTAGCGGCCGGCGTCATCACCTCCGAACAGGCGGCGATCCAGCTCCAGAACGAGGCCCAGCTTCGCCCGTTCCTGACCGCGCTCGCGCTCGCCGAGGGGGACGCCAAGGCCAAGTTGGCGGAGATCATAGAACGCCTGCGCGCCGCACAAAAGGCCGCGAATGACGAGGCGGTCCGTTCGCAGTCGCTCCAGATGGCAGAGCAGACGCGCAAGTCGACGGCCTCGGTCGAGCGTGAAATCGAGCTAACCGAAAAGCTCGCGGCTCGCCGTATCGCTGCCTTGAAGGGGCTCCATGGCCGCGCGCTCCGCGAGGAGCTGGCCGCGATCAATGTCGAGCATGAAAAGGCCGCGATCCTGATGCGTGCCCAGGCGCAGGCCGCAGATCTGATCAAGCGCGGAATGGGCGAGGCCGCCAAGGCGGTGATGGACGAGGCGCAGGCACAAATCCGCCTCGTCGAGGTCAAGGCGAAGATCGAGCTCGAAGAAGACGCCGCCCGGCGCAATAGCGAGCGCGCCCGTAAGGTGGCCAATGAGATCGCGGACGTCATCGGCGGCGGTGTCGGGCAGGCGATCAAGGATCTCGCGGATGCGCTGGAAAAGGCGTTTCCGGATTTCATGGGTCAAATCGGCGCCGAGCTGGAGAAGCTCGACGCCAGCTTGGGCGGCATAAGTGAGACGTTCAAGCAGATGAGCGCGGGGGCTCAGGTTGGCGAAGCGACGGCCGGGATCATGAAGGGCCTCGGCATCAAGACCAGCTCGACCGGCGCGCAGATCGGCGGTGCGATCGGCCAGTTCGCCGGTCCGATCGGCGCTATCGCGGGCAGTATCATTGGCGGCGTCGTTGGCGGACTGTTCAAAAAGGTGAAAAAGGCCAGCGCGACCGTTGAGATCATCGCAGGTGAAGCCATGCAGACTAGCCTGACGGGCAACTCCGGCAAGCTCAAAAAGGTCGCTGGCGCGATGGCAGACGGGCTGATTGGTGGCCTCTCGTCGATTGCTGACCAGCTCGGCGGCATGCTCGGCGGCGCGGTCAAGATTTCGATTGGGCAGCGCGACAAGACGTTCCGTGTCGACACGGCCGGGCTCGGTCGGACGAAGGGCATGCCCAAGTTCGACACCGAAGAGGAGGCGATCCAATATGCGATCCAGCAGGCGATTTTGCAGGGAGCGATCACCGGCCTGCGCGCGGGCACCGAGGCGCTGATCAAGGGTGGTGACGACCTTCAAGCGCAGCTCGAAAAGGCGCTCCGCTTCGAGGGCGTATTCCGTGACCTTGAGCAGCGTGCGAACCCGACGATCGCGTCTCTGGCGGCCATCGGCAAGGAGTTTGACCAGCTCATCGATATATTCGAGGAAGCCGGCGCGACGGCTGATGACTATGCCAAGCTGCAAGAGTTGATGGCGATCCGGCAGCGCGACGCGATCGAGCAGGCGTTCGAGCCGATCCGCACGATGCTTGATGATCTCAAGAGTAAGGCGGACGAGGCGGGAGATGCGGTTCGCACCGCATATGATGCCGTGATCCAGCGCGAGGCCGATGCGGTCGCCGCGTATAATGAGGCTGTGGAGGCCCAAGAGCGGGCCGCCCAAGAGGCGCGGCGCGCGGGTCAGGAGCGTTGGCTCGATATCGTGACGACGGGCTATAACGAGGAGATTGATCGCCTCAAGGCCGGTATCGAAACCGTCAACACCGGCATCGAGACCATGCGCCGCTCGGCCGATGACTTCCGGCAGGCGGCCGACCGGATCGCCGACTTCATCGGGACGATCAATGATGACCTCGGCGGTGCCTCGGCGGTCAGCCTTCGTGAAGATTTCGATCGTATCGTCTCGGCCGCGCGTGGCGGCGATCTGGCCGCGATGGATGCCCTACCCGATATCGGCGCTCGCTATCGCGATGCGGTCAAGGCGAGCGCTACCGACAGCGTATCAATGATGCGAGAGCTTGCCCGGATCGCGGCGTCGGC